AGTTGATGAGGGTTCTCGAGCAGATCGAGGCTTTGGCGCCGCCTGAGAAGAAGGGGACGCCTCTCGATGAGCTCGCGAAACGACGGGTTGGGAAGTCCCCGCCCGCGCGTGCATCTCGCTCCGCGCGCGGCGGCTAGTGACGGTGAGGATGCTTGCTTTTTGTCGTCGTCGTATGGTTTGACGGCTGACGATTGGCAGGAGGATATCCTCGGGTATTGGCTTGGACGGCGTAAGGATGGCCGGTGGGCTGCTGCGACGTGTGCCCTGGCGGTTCCTAGGCAGAATGGCAAGAACGGCATCATTGAGGTCCGTGAGCTGTTCGGCATGGTGGCGTTGGGTGAGAAGTTTTTGCATACGGCGCATGAGGTGAAGACTGCGCGTAAGGCTTTCTTGAGGATTGCCTCATTCTTTGAGAATACCAGAAAGCATCCTGAACTTGCTGAGTTGGCGCGTGAGATTCGGAAGACGAATGGGCAAGAGGCAATCTTTTTAAACAATGGCGGGTCGATCGAGTTCATTGCCCGGTCGCGTGGTTCTGGCCGTGGCTTCACGGTTGACGTGCTGGTGTGTGATGAGGCTCAGGATTTGGCCGATGAGGAGTTGGCGGCGTTGTTGCCGACGATTTCGGCGGCGCCGAGCGGTAACCCTCAGGTGATTTTGACGGGCACGCCGCCGGACCCTGACAAGCCTGGCCATGGGGTCGTGTTCTCTCGCGTCCGCAAGGATGGCATGTCGAAGGCTGATCCGCGGTTGTGCTGGGATGACTTCGGTATCGCGGATGGCCCGATAGGGCGGGTTGACCTTGATAACCGTGAGACGTGGGCTGACTGTAACCCGACACTTGGTATCCGGTTGGCGGTTGAAGAGGTTGAGCGTGAGCGGGCGCTGATGTCGCCCGAGGATTTCGCGTCTGAGCGGCTTGGCTGGTGGGGTGAGGGTGGCGACCGTGGCGGGGCGATTCCGTATGCGGCGTGGCTGGGTCTCGCCGATGCTGAGGCGGGTCGTGGTGCTGGGCCGATCTTCGGTCTGGATGTTGCGGAGGATCGGACTGGTTGGTTCGCGGTGGCGTGGACGCGGCCCGATGGTGACGTGCAAGTGATGTTGGCGAACGAGGGCGAGCCTTTGCCTGCCTATCGTGTCGCGGCTGAGGGTGCGCGTTTGTCGACGTCGTGGTCTGCGCGTGTTCTGGCGCCTCGAGGTTTCGTGCCTGAGCTGCGTCGGGCCGGCGCGACTGTGGAGCAGTTTGACTCTGCGGATTTCGCGGCGGCGTGTGGCGCGTTCGCGGATGCCGTTAAGGCGGGGACGATCCACCATGGCGATCAGCCGTTGCTGAATGCGGCTGTTAAGGCTGCTGTGTGGCGTTCTGCGGGCACGGATGGTTCGCGAGCGTTCCAGCTACGGGATTTGCCTGCTGCGGGGCCTCTTGCGGCTGCTGTGCGGGCTGTGCGCGGGCTTAAGCCTAGCGAGGCCGGCGTGTGGGGTTGGGATGACATTGACAGTTCAGACGAGCGATCTAGCGAGGAGGACGCATGACGCTGCGTGATCGCCTACGCGCTCTCTTGCCGCCTGCGCCACCGTCGCAGGATCAGCGGATGTTCGATCCTACGGGTATTCCGTTGAATACAGAGCTTCCCATCCAATATCCTGCATATTCGGCGTTTCACGGTGATTCTGCGCTGCGTTTGTCGGCCGTGTATGCCTGTGTTCAGGTTCTCGCGGACACTGTTTCGACGCTTCCCATCGACGCGTACAAGAAGGTCGATGGCGCGTCTGCATCGGTCGACCCTACGCCGTCGCTGATCCGTGAGCCCATGTCTGGCATGTCGATGGTGGACTGGCTTTACCAGGTGATGACGTCGCTGGCGTTGCGCGGTAACGCGTACCTGCTGGTTGAGGGTTTCGACCGTCTGGAGTACCCAACTTCGCTGCGTCCGGTGCACCCGGATGACGTGCAGGTGCGTTCCGACCGTTTCGGGAACATCCTCTATTACGAGGTGTTCGGTGAGCGGGTCGAGACGTCCGGCATGGTGCATATTCGCCGGTTCCTGCTGCCTGGTGTGGCCAAGGGTTTATCGCCGGTTGAGTGGCATGCGCAGACATTCGGGCTTGGCCTGTTGGCTGAGTCGTATGGTGCGTCGTATTTCCGTGACGCTGCGAACCCGTCGAGCATTCTGCACACGGATCAGGCGCTCACTGAGGATCAGGTTAAGCGCACCCAGCGGCAGTGGATGGACTCTTATGGCGGCGGGAAGCGCCGGCCTGCGGTCCTTACTGGCGGGTTCGACTGGAAGCCGATCAACATTTCGCCGGCTGAGTCGCAGTTCCTTGAGACGCGGCAGTATCAGGTTGCCGAGGTTGCGAGGATCTACCGGATTCCGCCGCACATGGTGGGCGACATTCACAAGTCGACGTCGTGGGGTACTGGTATTGAGCAGCAGTCGATCGGGTTCGTCACATACACGCTCCGGGCGTGGTTGACGATCATTGAGACGGCTTTGACGCGGCAGATCCCTCGCGGCCAGTTCGTGAAGTTCAACGTCAATGGTCTGCTTCGTGGTGACACGAAGTCTCGTTTCGACGGTTACACGCAGGCTCGGACGGCTGGTTGGCTTTCGCCGAACGAGATTCGTGCTTTCGAGGATCTGCCTGCGATCCCTGATGGTGACAACTACCTCCAGCCATTGAATATGGGGCCTTTGGGTTCCGATCCGCTCGCATCGCAGCAGTCGTCTTCGGATGGCGGCTCGGATGGAGGACAGCAATGAACGTCTATAGCCCGGCTGAGATCCGCGAGATGGAGGATCTTCCTCCGATGGACTTGGATGACGACCTGTATTTCGGGGGCGATTCCGAGTGAACTTCTCCGATCTTCTGGGCGCGCCTGAGCGTCGAATTTTGACAACTCCGCTCGAGGTCCGCGCCGCCAACGACAACCAGGTCGTCCTCGACGGTTACGCGTCGGTATTCAACGCCCCGTATGACATCTGGGGCGGTCCGTCGCGTGGCGGGTTCACGGAGGTTGTGGACCCGAAGGCGTTCAACCGGACCCTTGCCGCGGCGCCCGACCTGCACCTGCTCATCAACCACGAGGGCCTGCCCCTGGCGCGTACGAAGTCGGGGACGCTGCACCTGTCCGTGGACGACCACGGGCTGAAGGTGCGCGCCGAGCTCGACCCGTCGGACCCTGACGTGCAACGGCTCATGCCGAAGATGGCCCGCGGGGACATGGATGAAATGTCGTTCGCGTTCCGCACGGTCCGTGAGGCGTGGTCCAACGAGGACACGGAGCGGCGGCTGCTTGAGGTGAACATCGACAAGGGTGACGTGTCGGTTGTGAACTTCGGCGCGAACCCTGCCACCTCGACGACGCTTGCCGGCGCGATCCGCGCGCTGGCCTCTGTCGAGATGAATCCCGAATTGAATCCCGACCTGCTCGCTGAGATGCGTGCGGAGTCGGCCCAGATCGAGGCGGCGCGCCTAGCGCTTGCCGCCCTTGCCCGCGGGGTCACTCCTCCGGCAAAGCGCACGCTCTCCGTCGCGGAGGCGCGCGCAATCTCCGGCCACTGAAGGCCGACAGAACCACCGTTCGCCCGCCACTCACGGCTCAACGAACTCACCGGATCCCCTTGGGCACTCCGGTACTTCGGCATGTCGTCACGTGTGCACCGAGCGATCCCAACCGCATCTATCCCCACATTGGGGAGAAGGGAGCGCAGGTCATGTCTGACCAGCGTCTCACGCGGCTGATCGCACGGCGCGATGCAGTCGCAAAGGAGCGGGAGCAGGCTTTTGACTCCCGCAAGGCCATCGTTGACATCGCTGAGGAGGAGGCCCGGGAGGACCTGCTCCCCGAAGAGGACGCCGAGCACCGCGCCCTCACCGCGAAGATCGCCGACTTCGACAAGGACCTGAAGGGCCTTGACGAGCGCATTGCAGAGCTGAACGACGAGGCTACCCGTTCCGCGCAGCTCTCCGAGGGTGCCGCCGCGGTTCGCCGCGCGGAGGCCCGTGCACGCGTCACCTCCGAGTCGGAGACCTACGCCAAGGGCAACCACCGGGTTTCCTACATGCGTGACCTCATGCGGAACTCGCTCCGCATGGACGACGACGGTTCTGCCGCCGAGCGTCTGGCCCGTCACGCGGCTGAGGTTCGCAGCAACCCTGAGTACCGGGACCTTCTGCGCACCGACGGCAACGGTGGCTACTTCGTCCCGCCGGCGTGGCTCATGTCCCAGTACGTCGACCTGGTCCGCGGTGGCCGCGTCACGGCTGACCTGTGCTTCAACGGTCAGCTTCCGTCCGGCACGGACTCGCTGAACTTCCCGAAGATCAGCACCGGCACCACGGCCGTCATCCAGACCGCCGACAACGGCTCCGTGTCCGAGACGGACATGACTGACACTTCGGTTGCTGCGGGTGTGAAGACGATCGCGGGTCAGCAGGACATCGCGGTGCAGCTTCTCGACCAGTCGCCGATCTCGTTTGACGAGGTCATCTTCCGTGACCTTCTCGCCGACTACGCCAAGAACCTTGACATTCAGGTGATCAACGGTTCGAACGGTTCCGGTCAGGTCAAGGGCATCCTCAGCGCTGGCGGCAACGCCATCACCTACACGGACACCACGCCGACCGTTGGCGAGCTGTACCCGAAGCTCGCGGACGCGGTTCAGCAGGCCGCGAACGGCTCTGGCACGCAGCCGACGGTGATTGTGATGCACCCGCGTCGTTGGGCGTGGATCCTGACCGCGCTTGACACGACGAACCGGCCTCTGGTGGTTCCGTCGGGTCCTGGCCTCAACCAGCTTGCGACCGCGTCTGGCGTGAAGTTCCAGGGCCTCGTGGGGAACCTGCTCGGTGTCGACGTCTACGTTGACCCGAACATCCCGACGAACCTCGGTTCGGGCACCAACGAGGACAGGATCCTCGTGATGAAGGCGGACGAGAACTACCTGTATGAGTCGAGCATCCGCACTCGGGTTCTGCCTGAGGTCGGGTCTGGCACTCTGACGGTTCGTCTTCAGGTGTACGGCTACCTCGCATTCACGGCGGAGCGTCGTCCGCTCGCCACTTCGATCATCGCGGGCACGGGCCTCGTCGCCCCGTCGTTCTGATCTGATGCACGGTCAAGCCCTGGAGTGGGTTGCCTTCCACGCGAAGGCGTGCGGCGACCCACTCCGGGTCTTGGACCTCGGAGGCCGCGACGTCAACGGTTCTCCGCGAGTGTTCTTCCCCGGCTTCGACTATGTGACGTTGGACGTGCTTCCGGGCGCGGATATCACGGCGGATGCTGCGTCGTGGGAGCCGTCCCGCGAGTATGGGGTCGTCATTTCGACGGAGACGTTCGAGCATGCGCAGCGGTGGCGTGACATTTGCGTGACAGCGTTCAAGGCGTGCGCGCCGGGTGGCACGTTCATTGTGACGTGTGCCGGTCCTGGCCGTGAGCCTCATTCGGGGGTTGACGGTCATGAGGTGCGTGAGTGGGAGTGGTACGCGAACGTTTCGACGGATGAGCTCCACGCTGCTCTGGTGGCGGCGGGCTGGTCTGACATTGTGACGGATTCCCGCGGCTTCGACACTCGCGCGGTGGCCCGGAAGGCGGATAGGTGAAGATCCTCCGGTCGTGGCCTGAGCGTGTCCCAGAAGGCCGCGCGCACGTGGTCGACCCGCTGCCCCGGCTGGTCATGAAGGACTACGACTATCGGATCTTGGGCGACGTCGACGACGACATTCTGCTGCTTGAGTGGGATATCGCGATTGACCGTGAAGGGCTCGAGGCGTTCATCGCGCACACCAAACAAGCCCCCGACTCTGTCGCTGTGGCGCCGTACCGGATCTATCAGCCGACGACACGGGCAGTGAACCTGCCCAAGCCGTTCTGGGTGCACCGCCGCTACGGCCATGGCGAGCAGACCACCTATTTCGTGCAAGAGGACGAGCCGACCTGCCACCTGTTCGGGCTCGGCATGACCTACCTGCCCAAACGGATCGTGCGACTGTTCCTCGACTCGTGGCCCGGCCACTTCTCGGACGCATCCTTTTCTGGGTGGCATTACAAGAACGTTGAACGCGAGGTGCCGATCGTGTGGGAGTCCCGCGCGGCCCATCTCCACTACCTGATCGAAAGGTACTGACCATGTCAGACGCCCCAAGCTCGTACGTGGTCGCCCTCGCCAATGAGCGCGCCGGTTACATGCGCGCCGGCAAGCCTGAGCGTGCGCTCGCCGTGGACGCGGAGTTGCAGCATCACGGTTGGGCTGTCGACGCTAATGGTGAGTTGTGCCGGCCTAAGCCTGTCGAGCGTGTCGTGGTCGAGAAGCGGCCCGAGGTGGCTTCGCGTCGTGCGCCGCGGGAGAAGCGGGCCTGACCGATGACCGATCTTGTGTCGGCGGGTGAGATCGCCGAGTTTCCTGGCGCGCCGTTCCCGGCGGACGTGTTGACGTCTGCCGGTGAGACGGTGCGGCGGATCTGCGGTTGGATGATCGCGCCGCCGGTCGCGGATCAGGTTGTGACGTTGGACTCTGAGGGCGGCCAGTATCTGTTCCTGCCGACCTTGTACCTGACGGCGTTGGGGCAGGTGCGTGACATGCGCGACCCTGCTAACCCGGTCGTGTTGACGGATGTGAAGTGGGAGCGTAACGGCACCCTTTATAGGCGTCACAGGTTCCCGTGCGGCTTCCAGAATGTCGAGGTGACGTTCACCCACGGCTACGCGGCATGCCCGAAGGAGCTCCTGCCGGTTGTGGCTGCTGCTGCGCGCACGCAGGGTGACTCGCGTCTTCCGCGTCAACAGTCGCTCGGGTCGGCAAGCATCTCGTACGAGACGAGTTCGGCGGCGACGAGCGCGCAGAAGGTGCTGGACGCTTACACGATCGTAAACATCTGATGATCGCGGACTTCTACGGCCAGACGGTCAGTGTCGAGACCTTCACGGGTGCGGGCGAGTTCGGCGACACCTACGCGACTGCGGTCACCATCTCTGGGCTCCTCGACGACGGGCTGAGGCTGTTGACGAAAGGTCAGGGCGGCGACACGACCGGCGATGTTGTGGAATCGGCTTCGGTGTTCTACTGCGACGTGTCGCATGTGGCAGCGTTCGCGCAGCAGTCCCGCGTGACCGCGAACGGCAACGTCATGCAGGTGGTCGCGACGAAGCGCCGGCAGGCGAGCCTGTTGAGCCAAGTGGAGCACCTTGAGGTGCATCTCTCGTGATCGAGTGGAAGGATACGCTCTCGGGCGGGCTGCGTGAGGTGCTGGCGAAGACGCAGCGGCTCAATGACGACCTGTACGAGGGTGCGCGGATCGTCCTGGCGGACTCGGATGCCCGTGTTCCCAAGGAGACCGGGCATCTTGACCTCAGCAGCGTTATCAAGCGCGAGACCGACCGCCCGAACACCGTGGCGATCGAGTACGGCACGCCCTACGCCCGCTGGATCCACGAGCACATCCACTTCAAGCACCCTCGCGGCGGGCAGGCGAAGTTCCTTGAGACCGCCATGCTCGTCAAGGGCAATGAGGCGATCAACAAGGCCGGCGAGCACCTGTGGAATCGACTGTAAGAAGGAGCTCCAGTGCCATACACCCCGCAGACCTATGTCGAGGGCACGACCGTCCTCCACAAGACCACGATGGACTACATCGAGGCAGGCCTCCAGGCGACTGCCGTGGTCGCCGACGGGGCAGCGCAGAAGTCTGCGAACCTGTCGGACCTCGCCAGCGCGGCCACGGCCAGGGCGAACCTGGGCGCTGCGTCGGCTCCTCCGTGGCAGTTTCTGGTTGGGGATTATGGCGCGGTCGGAGACGGCAAGATTGTCAACGACGCGTCGGTCACTAGCAGTTCGACGACGCTCACTTCTGCCACTGCCGGGTTCACCTCGGGCGACGTCGGCAAGCACATCCTGATCCATGGCGCGCTCGATTCTGCCGGCGGGCCGCTGATCACGACCATTGCCGGGTTCACGAACTCGACGACGGTCACGCTCACCGATGCCGCGACGCGCACGCAGGGCAGCCTCCCGATGGTGTGGGGCACGGATGACACCGCGGCCATCAACTCTGCTGTGGCTGCTGCGTCCACCTATGCGCAGGCGCACGGCTACTTCGCTGAGGTCGTCTTCGCGGACAAGATCTATGTGCTGAGCTCGAACAACCAGTCAACTTCGCCGGTCGTCTACAACACGCAGGTCAAGATCCCCTATTCGACGACGGCCGGAACTGACCGGAAGCTTGGGATCAACTTCAAGGGCGTCGGGTCTGCGGATCACCTGTTCTATTGGCGCTCGACGAAGCCGAACGCCATGGGCACGGTGCTCATGTCGATGCAGACGGCGCCGAACCCGATCGACTCGACCTATGGTGTGCAGTCGGTCATCGGCGGTCCCGGCGGCGGCTCGTTCACTGGCGGGTTCGTCAACACGAAGGTCGGCATTCATGACCTGCAGGTGATGCTCCCGGCATACACGAACCTGACCGGTGTTGATCTTACGTGGGTCGGCGGCGTGGCCTGGTACCGCTCTGGTGTGCACGTGTTCGCGAACGCGTTGCAGGGGCCGGAGCCGCTGTTGAACACGATGGTGGGGCAGGGCGCTTTTCAGGCCAGGGTCGGAGTGGGCGTTCGATGTCCCACGAACGGCAACAACGCTGACAACTGGTTCGACTCGGTGGCCTGCGAAGGCATGAACACGGGCATTCTCTTCGGCGACCACACCACCATCGGCCGGCTCGCGACGATCTACAACGACCTTTCCGGCAAGATTGACGGGACCATCGGCCTGTCGGGCATCGGGCATGGCATCACCGTTGCCAACTGGACGTGCGAGGCGTACAACGGCGGGCTGCGCAACAACGGTGCCAGCGTGTATGTGGACATCCACATGATCACGGAGCGGGTTCCAGACCCTGCATACGACATCTACGACTCTGGCAACGGGATCTATGGCGAGGTCCGCTGGTCCGACCCAGCCGACTCTCGCAACCCGATTGTGACCGGCGCGCGCAACCTGACCTTCCGCAACATCAAGGCGGGCACCAGGCAGGAAGCCTCAGCGGTCTACTCGCGGGTACAGGCTCTCACCGATGCTTCGACCATCGCGACAGACGCGAGCCTCGGGAACGTGTTCACGGTGACGCTTGGTGGCAGCCGGACGATGGGCGCCCCGAGCAACCCGGCGGATGGTCAGCGCTTGGTGTACGTGCTCACTCAGGACGGCACCGGATCGCGGACAGTCACGTGGGATGCAGTGTTCTCCACGAGCG